TATTACTATGGTGTTGCAATAGGAATTAATAGATTAAGTGCAGACTGGTCTAAGTTAGCAGGAAATTTTGTAGGATCTAAATGTATATATGTTGGTGATTATTCAAAGTATGACCAGACTATACCTGAAAATCTCATGGAAAAAGCTCTCGATTTCATATGTAATATGTTTGACAAAGAAGAAATCTGTACAAGAAATTATCTTTCTAATTTTTCATAGTGGTATCGAGCTAATTTGATAAAGAAAGTATACAATGTGGAAAACAAAATAATTTTTGATGTTAATAATGGAGTGCCTTCTGGTACTTTATGGACGTCACTTCTAAATAGTATCTGCAATTTGATTATGATAGAGGAAGCTTGTGCTCATATGAATATTAAAAAATATAAACCAGTTGTGTACGGAGATGATCATATTATAATTTTCGGTGAAGAACCTCCTCTTACTTTTAGAGAAGATTTTCTTTCTTATACTTCAGAGAAATTTGGTGTAACTGGAAATCCTGACGATGCTCAACTTATCAGACCTGATTCATATTTTGTTATATATGAGCGACCGGTTTATGATCCTTCTGAAAATCTTGCAGGCCATACTTCTAATCTTAAAGCTTTATCCATTGAGAGTTCTTCTGTACCTTTTGCATCTTATTGCTACGCAGAGGGAACTACACACAGATGGAATTATTGCTTTAAAGGTAGAGTCAAGTTTCTTCAATATTATTTCTTATCAAGTGGTTTGGCGATCAGACCATGGTCCGAAACTTTAATTAGACTTATTAATCCAGAAAATCCAGTTTGTAATCCTTCCGAAAACAGAGCTCTTTTGATTTCACACTTAATTGATAATTATAATAATGCTCATACGCGCAATTGGATTTATCAACTTCTTTATGACAATGAATTTTTAACTCGAGGTTTTGATTTTAATAGAAATATTCTATCACGTTCTCTTGATCTCGCGCGATTTCCTCGGTCTGAGCGCAGATTACTTGATTCAGATAATTCCC